AGAACAGGCACGCCTCAGCCAGCCTTCGCCGGTAGAGGCCCTTGAGCGGCTTGCCACCTGCGCGGCAGTTGCGCGGGAACTGCAACAGCGCCGAGCCGTAGCTGCCTGGCGTCATCACCTTGCCCGCATCCGTCACGCCGCCGTTAAGGCAAGCCTTCATCGATTTTGGGATGTAGCCTAGATTGAAGACCAAACTTGCGAGCGCATCGAATTCGCCCTGCGTCAGCGGCACTGTGATCTGGTCCCGCACAATCTGCGCGTGTCGTGCCACGTCCTCGTCCAGCAGCGCATCAGCTTCAGCAAGCGTTATGCGCTTGCCGACAACCGCAACCGGTCCGGTCCTGCCGTATCCGATGGTCGGGATGCCGATAGGGTCGAGGTAGCCGGTAAGGCTCAACCCCTCGAAGTGCCGGATAAGGTCTAGCGCGGCCTTCGACGGGTACAGCTCACTCGGCGGCCTTCGGCGCAATATCTCTATTGCCATCGTCTTTATCCTCCGAGAGATCGGCTTTGGTTTCGGTTCGCGCCTTGCGCATGTCTTCGATCAGGCGGCGGCGCGATGTGGTGCGCCCCCCGCGTGATCCGTTTTCCTGCGCTTCCTTGCGCTTGCTCATACCCATCTGGACCGCAAGCAAGGCCTGCGCGCCGACAGAGCCGCACGCCTCGAGAAGGATCACCCAGAACAGCGCGAAGATGTCCCTGAACGTCACGCCATCGAAGCCAGCGAAATAGCGCGCCGGAGCCTGGAACACCGCAGGCAAAGCCGGATCGCCAATGGCGGCTTCCGTCGCCTGCTGACGTGCGCCGAGGCGGTCTGTTTCGGCTTTCGTGATCACTTCATCCTGCGCCGCAAGCTTGATGCGTGCGTCATCCTCATACGCTGCAATCTGCGCTTCGAATGCGGTCAGGTTGTCATTGCCGCCAATGCCGTCAGACAGCACGAGCCGCATGCTTTCACGGGCGCCCGCAACCAGCCTGTCACGGTCGGCGCGAATTGCTTCCTTTTCGCCAGTTGCGCGGGCAATGATTGTGTCGGCGCTTTCGGTCGATGCCGTCTCCGTTTGCGTAATCGCGGCGCCCTTACGATAGTGCCAGTCGTTTCCTTCAGTAACGAAGCCTAACGCAGCGATGCCACACGCAATCAGCCCCATGACCCAGATGAAGCGCAGCGTGCGGCCGGCAGAGGCGTTCAGCTTGTTGGTTTTCAAGTAAACTATGGCTAATCCGCCGAAGATGACGAACGTCCTGAAGACGATCCCCGCAGCCATGAAGCTGGTTTCCATGCCGGGCGGGGCGAGGCTGGAGTAAAACTGGCTATCCCAGACGTAGAGCGTCAGGCACGCCACCACGACAGCGGCCCAAAGCGCCGAGAACGTCACGAAGGACACAGTGAACGCGGGAGCGTGATCCCTGACCCACCGGCCAGCAGACGCCCACTCTGCTTTGGTGGGGGCTCTCAACGCCCCACCCCTTGAAACTCGGCCCATCTCTCGAGGCCGAGCTGCATCACCGCGAAGCAACCCACGGCCATCAGCGCCCAGCCAAAAGCGGGAATTCGTGACCAGCCCGAAATCTTCTGCGTGTCTTGTACCTGCGCAATTTCACGCTTGTGCGTTGAAAGGTCGGCGCGGAGATGGTCGATTGCCTCGACCAGCTTCTGGAGCCCGTGGCGCACTTCCTGGCTGTCGGATTGCAGGGATGCGAACTTGGTCCGCATCTCGGTTTCGATAGCTGTCACCTTCGCTGCGATCTGTTCCACGTCTTCTCCGTTTGCCTTGCGTTTCCGCAGTTGTTCGAAGTCCTCCGCAACCTCACGCAATTCACGCTTGAGCGCCTTGAAGCGCTCATTGAAATCGTCATCCATTGTTCCCAGCCTTTCAGTTTAGGGCGTCAGGCTTCCAGCCAGCGCCCCAGCGTCTGCCTTCGCTCGAGGTCTTGCAGTTCCGCTTGCTCGCCAGCCGTGAGGCCGACAGAGCCGTCCTCGTTGACCTTGATTTCCGGGGCGATGAGGTAGTGCCGTAGCTCCTTGAGACGCTGCGACAGACGCGCGCGTGCGTCGTCCATCGTCTCGTCTGCCATCATCAGGTCTGCGAAAGCGTGTTCCGGTTCCGACGCGGGCGCAGGTTCAGGTTCTGGCGCAGGTTCAGGCTCAGGCGCAGGGGCTGGCGCCGCAACCACATCAACAAATAACGAGCCGTCCTCGTTGCGCACGTTACCAAGCCACGGCACTTGCCCGGCTTTCAGCTTCTCGCGAAGGTCAGCATAGACCTGTCCGTGTGCTGGCTTTTCGCGATCATATACAACGCCGCTGCGCCTTAGAGGGTTGTCGCCGGATTGTTCAGCGGCGGCGTTCTTGAACTCAATGATGGAATAATCCGGCGGTATCGGGAGCGCTTCCCCGCCCTTCTTCGACAGGTAGTCAAGCGCATAGTGGCCGACATCCCGATTGGCCGAGATATAGCGCGGCGATATATAGACCTTGCAGATGGTCATACCGCCCGACAGCGTCACGTCCGCAAAAATGCCCATTGTGTTTTCCTTTTGAATTAGTTCGGGACGCGCAGAAGCTTAAAGCCCGCGCCGCCGCTATCGTTTGCGCCGAAACTCAACTGCGCGCTGTTGATCAGGATGACAGCGTCAGACGGTAAATTGAGCTTCCCCGAACCAGCTTGACGCCCAAACGTCAGGTTTCCGCTGGCAATACGGAACGACCAGACGTTCGTGCCGTCGCTCAACACAGAGTGAGCCTCGGAGCCGTTATAGACGTAGAGAGATGTGCTTGTGCCAATTGCCGCCTTGCCCGCAATGACGGACGATTGAGCCTCGCCCGCAACAAGGTTTTCAAACCCGTACCCGGCAGCGTTGCCCCTTGAGTTGCGCCTCACGATCACCGCGCCTGTGCCTCCGGTCGGGAGCGGCGTTCCGTTTGCTTCGTCAAGGCGATCAATGACAATCCGGCCCGCTGTGGTGACGCCGACCGTGTCAGTGCCTTCGACATAGGCCGCATTCGTGCCGCTATACTGGTCGATATGCAGTGCCTCAGTGTAAGTCGCGTTACCAGCGCGCGTGCCAGACACAAGGAACGGCCTGCCGGTTCCAACCGAAATAGACCGCAGCATGTTGACAACAATGTTGTCAGCGTTCTTGAACCAGACCGCGTCTCCGTTTGTGTGCAGAAGGTCTATAGAAATAATCTTCGCTGAAATTGAAGTATTGGCGTTTGACGACCCGTTGAACACAACGCCGATACACGCATCGGACGCAGTCGTGTCGATTAGTCTTCCGGCCATATCAAGGTCAAAGTTTTGACAGTCCGCAGCTTCGCCAAGCGTCGTGCCGGTGACAAGGCAGTCAAACAAGACCGCCTCGGTGCCCTCGCAGTTGGCAAAGTAAAAACGATATATTCCGTTGTATCGCGATGTGACGTGCAATATGCGCGTGGCGTTGCCGCCGCTGTCGAAAGTGATATCAACAAACCCACCAGCATCTTCGCGCGGCGTACTAGCTGTCCCGCTGACCGTCCTGTGACGCGCCATCGTGATTGCGGCTGTAGCCAGGATACGCGTGCCACCACGTGCGACGTTCGCTCCAACATCGTGATTGGAGCCGCGCCCCGCGCCCTTTACGAGAACGTTGGAATACGTGTTATCAAGCACCGAGTTGATTGCGATGTAGCTCGTGCCTGTCGGCGGCAGGATGACTTCGCCGCCGCCGTCCGTGTTGCACTGAGCCATCGCGGCGGTGATTGCTGTGACGTTGTCCGCTGGTACGCTTCCGGATGTGGAGCCTTGCGTCAGGCCGAACCACGAAACGTCAATCCGGCCTTTCGTGTAGAGCCTGACAAAACGCCCCGCCCCGCCGCCGTCAATCGCCAAGATCGTCCCGCCGTTTGCGGTCGTGGTTGATGCGCTGTCATAGAGCCACTGGCCCTGCCCGCCATCGTTCTCCGAAGAGCGGCCAAGCGTCTGATATAGCCCGTTGTCCACAAGCCCTGTGCTGGACGTTAGCGCCGTAAGCGCCGCATTGTTCGACACGATCAGAGGCGTAAGGACAGCCGCGCCGGCCGCGTCCAGTTCTGCGGGGACGTAGATCGTGTCGTACGTCACCGCCTCGGCTGCGTCGGTGATGGTGAACGCATAGGACAGCGCGGGGTTGACGTAGACGACACGGCCAGCGGCACCCAGCGTGGCCGGGTTTGCGGCAGGCGTCGTCAGCTCCGGGTCGGTGTAGAACGTGCGGCGCGTTGCAGTCGGTGCGCCGGCAGAGGTCGGAACCCAGCCGTTGACCTTGAACGAGGACGCGACTGTGCCGTTAGCTGCGACAGCGGGGATAAACAGCGGGGCGCCAGTTGCGGCCATTGCTCAGGCTCCAATGCGAAAAGCCCCGCTGCGAAGCGGGGCCGGGTCGTTTGTGGTGGGGGTGGGGAAAACGTGTTAGCTTGCGCGCCTGATTTGGAGGCGGGGGCGTATGGGACTTATCGGGCTGGGCTTGTTGCTTTTTGGGCTATACTGGGGGCTTGGCGTATGGCCGTTCGCTTTCTGCCTCGTGGGCATCGTCCTGCTTGTAGGGGAAGACTATAACCGCCGTCGCTAGTCGTTGTTGCGCGGGGCCAGTGCGTTTGCGGGCGGTGTCGTTGGCGTTCCAACATTGAGCGCATTGCGTGGGGGGCGGTTGCCGTAGATGCGGGCCAGGTTCTCGTCTGTCGCGCCGCCATAAAGAATGTCGGCCATGAGGTCGCGTTGGGGTTTGCTGAAGGAGCCGCTACGGGACATCGCTGCAAGGACCGTGGCGAGCGGGTTTGTCTTGAACGCCAACGCGGTCTGCGCCATTTCGGCAGCGTTCTGGATGCCGCCAGCGCCGCCCATTCCGGCCTGCGATGTCGCAGAACCAACGTTGGGGTCACGGCGCTGTGCGTTCTTGATAATGACCTGTTCCGCACGAACGCGGGCAACTAGGTTATCAGCCACGTCCTTGTCAAACACATCGCCGAGCATTTCGCGCATGCGCTCGCTGGACAGGCCGTCAATGTTGCGCCCCTTCTCAATGTCGGGAACGATCTTTTCAACCGCGCCCATTTGCAGGGCCGTCAGCGGCTTGCCGGTCAGCTTCGACGCGATGGCGCGGACCTTCTCGACCGACAGACCACCACCGGCAATCTCAGCGCCTTTCTTGCGGGCGTCTTTCATGCGTGGCGCATCTGCTCCTTCGCGCACAGCCGCATATTCCGGCATCAGCTCGTCAAGTTCTCTGACAACCGCCTCGCGCGCCCTTAGCAGGGCTTCGCTTGGCCTGCTGCCGCCAGAGAACGCCTTGTCGATTGGCCGATCCAGCGCACGCTTGACCAGATCCCATGTGCGCGCATTGCTGGGGGTCTGGCCTGCGGTCGTCGCAAGGCTTTCCGCTTCATTGATGGCGGCGCGAACATACTTTCCAACGATCCTGTCATCCGCGAGCTGCATAAGCCGTTCGGAGTTGACGCCCGCGTACTTCCCAAACAGCGCCTCGTAAGCGGGGCTGATTTCCTCGGATGCCTGCTTGATGGCTGCGTCAAGATCAGCCGTGACCGTCGCCGGGTTTATATTCGTGGTCGTCTCAACGTCAGAGAACAGACGCCCTGACTGCGTGCGGCGCAAGTATGCGGCCTGTTGGCTTGCAAGTTCGGGGGCGTTGCCCGGAAGGCGAGACAGGCCAACGCCGAGGTTCTGCGCCTGCTGCGTGGCGTCTGCCAGAGACACAGGCTTGTCGCCATATTGCGCATTAAGGCTTGCCTTAACTTCGTCAGCGGTCTTGCCCAGCGGCGCCAGCGCGTTCTTCAGAACGTTGGACACCACTCGCTCATCAAACCCTTTCGGGCGGAATGGCTTCACGGCAGCACGAAAGCCACGCCCGGCAAGGCGCGGGGCTATCATCCCGGCCACAGCGCCAGTGGCCGGATTGATGATGTCGGGGCCACCGCCTTCGTTGCCGTCTCCCGGCGCAGCAAGCGCGTCTCCAGCGCTACCCGCAAACGCACCGACACCACCACCAACGATCCTGTCCGCATTGTTGCGCAGGAAGCCGCTCGCCTTGGGCTCTGCGGGGGCGCTGAAGGGCGCGGGCTGCGGGGGAGCTGCGCTAGGCTGCGCACTGGCTGCGGGTGCGCTGCGCACGGGCTGCGCGGTAGCTGCGCGCGGGCGCCCGAAGGCATCCAGCACCATTCCACCGCCCTTGATGATGCCGCCCACAACCGTGCTGGCCAGCAGGTCTTCCGCTGCGTTCTTCCCGAAGGCCGTGAATGCGTTATCGCCCTCGCGTGTTCGCAGCATGTCGGCAATAGGCGTCCCCTCGGGGAACATATCAGACAGGCGCGGCATGTCTTGCGGAGTGCCCGCCCCTATCGCAATTGCGTCTTTTGCAGCGTTCGCGCCAAAGCCGCCACCGGGCATGGCTTTGCCAATCGCAACGCGAGGCCCGGCGATCTGGCCCGCAATACGCGGGGCCATGCCGCTCATGGATTGCAGCGCGCCGCCATCGTCCAGAAGCGCATTCCGAGGCACCTGGATCTGCATCGGCTGGCTTTGTTGCCGGTTAGGGTCAAACACATTTAGCGCAGCGTTTCCAAGCCCCGTTGAGGCCGCCATGATCGTGTTGGCTGTGTTGGCAGCGCCCTCGGCCAGACCCTGCCCGAATGACAGCGGCGCACCCGTGAGGCCTGCGGAGAGATCAGTATTGATAGCACCGCCATCGGGGCGCACATTGCCGGCAGCGTCTTGCCCGACCATCATGTCCATGCCGCCGCCAAGCGCTCTGGCGGCTTCACGGCGTTCCTGCGCGTTGCGCGCCTCGGCTGCTTTGCGGGCTTCCTGCTGCTGCGCCCATTGGCTCATGGCCTGCGTCTGGCTTTGACGCTGCGCCGCGATGATGGGGTTAGAGGCGTTCGGATTTGGCCCGGCTTCCGCCTCGGCGCGTTTCCGCTTCGCCTGCGCAATCGCAAGCGCTCTCTGTTGTTCGATTGTGAGCGGCATTACTGGAACAGCGCTTTCTGTTCAGGCGTCATGAACTCCCAATCGGCGGCGTCCACACCGTCAGGCACGCCCGCTGGCTGCGGCTTGGCAAGCAGGGGCGGAACACCCACGCGCGTCCGTCTCTCAGGCGCTGCCGCTGCCGGCCGGTTGGGCAGCACGGGAGCCTTGACTGCGCGCTGGCGGGCAACTTCGATGCCCTTCCGGTAGTAGCCCTGCAACTCGTTCATCGCTTTGAGCGCTTCGCCAACTGAGATGTCCTGATTTTGCAGGCGCGTAATGGCCGCTGTCGCAGCCTTGCCCTCGGTTTCCGTGATGGCGCCGCCGCCTTTGAGCTGTTCGAACGCGTTGAGGAATGCTTGGCTGACGACTTGGCTGACAAGCGCCTGCACGTCTGCGCCTTCTGTGCCGGGAATGGCGTAAAGCTTGCTCTGAAGCCCGAACCGCGTTCCGATGTTGCGGCTCTTGAGGTCGTCAAGCGAGGCAATGGCCGCTCTTGCGCGCATCTCGATGTTAGGCAGATCAAACGCCACCTGCCCCTGCGCCTTGCCTTGAACCTCAGCGCTTGCGAGCGCGGCCTTGTTGCCCGCGACATCAGACAGCGGCGCAAGTTCAGAGCTTTCACCCGTGCGCCTGTCAACCGAAACGGGAAGCCCGCCAAAGCTCATGATTTGCGGCGCGACATACGCTTCAACGCCCGTTCCGATGATTGTTCCGTTGTTCATGATGAGCTTTTGCTCACCCGTTTGGCGATCAATGACGCCTTGGAACACGCGTGCCGTCTCGGCGGGCGAGGAGCCCTCAAACACAGGCTTCCAGGTTCCATCGGCTTGACGCTCAACGATCTGGTTGCCCACCTGCCGGATGTCCGCGCCCTTGGCTTCCTGCGGCGATGGCTCGCGCACAAGCTCCATCTGGCCCGTGGTCGGGTTGAACGAACCAACGCCACCATCGCCAAGGTTGACGCTCTGATACTGCACGGGCTTCGCCACTTCCGGCGAAATCCCCGCCTGCGCCGACAGCGCCGCAATGTTTCCATCCAGCGCCGCGTTGGCAAACATTTCCGGCGAAAGCTGCATTGAGCGTGGATCAACACCAGTGATTTTCAACACGGTGTCGGCGTTGTCCATCGCCCACTTGATCCGCTGTTCTTCGGGCAGGGCGCGTTGCTGCTGCATGAGCGCGAGCGTCTGTTTCAGCTTGTCGCCTTCTGCGGTTTTCGCCTCGGCCTGGCTGGCCTTGTAGCCTTCCGGGTCGAAGCTCTTGCGGAAGGCGTTCAGCCCGCCGCCGATTGCTTGCATTAGTGCATTGTTCGGCGGGGCTTGCATTGGCTGCTGCGGAGACATTGGCCCCGGAGCGTTCGCTTGTGCAGGCGCAGGCAGCGCCATTTGCGGGTTCATGTTGAGCGCAGCCGACTGCATGGGCTTCTGGATCATGCTGGCCGCAAGCGGGTTCTGGATCATGTCGTCCACCACTTATTCTTGTTGCCGTAGTCCACGATACCGCCGACGGCATCGCTGATGCCGGTTCCATAGCCCTTGTATGCGGATGAAAGCGCATTGGCTCGAGCATCACCGGCTTTCATCATCGCATTGCCCGCGTTGACGCCGTAGTTGCCCGCAGCGTTGGACGCGAGCTGCGAACTAGTCTGGCCCATGCCCGCGAGGTTGGCGAGTTGGTTCGTGTAGTCCCCAAACGCGCCGTAGGTGTTCCCGGCTAAGGTTTTCGCATAACGGCCTTCTGCGGCCCCGCTGATGGACTTGCCGGCCGCGCCGAGGTTGCCCTTGATCTGGTCAAATTGCTGGTCGTTGATCGTCGTCGCCAATTTGGCATAGGGCGAGGCGTAGAACTCCGCGAGCGGGTTGGACGGCCCGCCCATCGCGCCGCCAGACTGCCCCGCCATCTGCGCGTCACCGACAGGCATGTTGGTCTTGTCAGCCATCGGCGCGAGCGTGCGGCCCTCGTTCTTGCCGAACTGGTTGAAGTGCCAGTTTGCGTAGGCGTCCTGGTTGCCGCCAAACAGCGCCTTGATATCGGGCTTTGCCCACTCGGCCTGAAGGTCAGGCTGCTGCATGTATGCGGCGTAGTCGAACCCGCCGGGAGCCTGCGTGGCGACTGTCTTCCAGTTGTCGCCGCCGTCGCGGATCATGCCGCCCAACGCGCCGCCGACAGCGCTGCCGAGAGGACCGCCTAGGAATGTGCCAGCGATGCTTCCGACAGCGCCCGCAGCCGCGTTGGACCCGCCGCCGCCCGAACGTCCCTGCACAGGCTGGCCTGCGCCGAGGTTAGGCAGCATCTGCGAGCCGCCCTGCATGTTCATCCCGCCGCCGCCATAGGCCGCCTGATAGTCCTGCGGGGCGATGCCAAAGAGCGCAGCGAGCTTGTTGGAGGCAGCGCCGCCCGTCATGTACCCGGGCGAGGCAAGCCCGCGCTGGTCCATGTAGATCTGGCGCTGAAGCGCGGTCGTCTGGTTCGCCGCGTCCTGCTGCGCTTTGGCTGACGCCTGCCCGCCTTGGCCTTGCATGTAGCCGCCAGCCAGTGACGCGCCCGCATTGATCAGCGCGGGGGCGTTGTCTATGGCGAACTTGGCGATTTGATCCCACATTCTATGCCGTCCTGATTTCAAAAAGTTACGGCGCGACGCCTTCGCCATAAATGGCGACACCGATTGATATGCTTGCCGTCGCCGCGAGGCTGTCGGTAACCGTACAGGTTGCGATGTCCTCCGTGGTCGTGCCGATGGACACGAACCCGGTGAAGCTGGTCGTTGCAGATGTTGACGCGCCGATTGTGAAGTTCGCCAAGTCCAGAACCCACGCATAGGTGTAAGGCCCCGTCCCACCCGTTGGCGTCACCGTCACCGCGTTAGTCGTCGCAGTTCCCGAACCAACACGATCCCCGAATGCGCTGGAAGGCGTTGCAGAGGCATAGAAGCCTCCCGGCGCTGTCTGGCTCGCCAGTGTGGCAATGCCCGCAACCGCTCCCGTTGCCGTCGCTTGCGCCTGCGCTGCCGCAGCCTGGGCCTGTGCCACCCCACTGTTGACGTTGTCCGTGAACGTCACGCCGCCCGTGAGATACTTGTACCACTCAGGCGTCAATCGCCCGTCCTTGTCCACGAGCGGCACGGCCAGCGATGGCGGATTAGGAGCCCGCGCCATCACAGATCCTCATTGACCAGAACGCCCAGATAGGCCGCCGGCGCGGGGTCGCTCTTCTGGAACTGAAACACCATGCCCGCAAGCTTCGTGCGCCCGCAACGATGCCAGACCGTGCGCTGGTCGTAGACACCCTGCGCGCCCAGCTTCCGGTCGCGCCAGTTCGTCCATGTATTGCCGCCATCCACTGACGCGCGCATCCGCACGATAGGGTTAACACCCTGCCCGGTCGCCACGCCAACGCCCTTGGCGCTCTCGAGCCGCAGCGTGGTCACTGGCAAACTATCAGGAACGCCGCTCATGTGCGCCGTGAACTCGCGCACGATCTCCGTCCCCATCGTCGTTGTGTTCGCCATGCTCTCGGACGTGTAGTCCCGGCTCAGCTCGTCAAACTGGCCCGTTGCATCGCAGACGAACACACGGCCCGCAGCCGTGATGATGTCCGTGTATCGCCACGAGTTTTGCAGGTTGGTTCCGCGCGTGTGCCATTCCTGCGTCAGCACGTCGAACACCATGCAAGCCGTAGGCGTCCGGTAGCTGATGAAGATGTGGCCACGGTCCTGGTACGTCTTGCCGATAATGTTGGCCGCGCCTGCACTGCGCAGCGCCGCAGATACCCAAGGTTCTGAGACGATGGGCGAGCCGCCCTGTCCCAGCCTGCGGACGTTAAACGCCTCGTCCACGAAAAACAGCGAGTTGTCAGCCTTGACGATGCCGTCACGGCACGCGCAGCCGACTTGCTGCGTCATGCCCGCCTGCGCCGCGAAGGGGTCCGTGCTGTCACCCGTCTGCGACCAGACTTCAATCGTCTGCGAGCCCAGCAGGTAATAGAACTCGCCCAGCACGCGGCCCGCGATGATGTCGTCAGGCGAACTCTCTGCCGTGTAGTAGTTCAGCGCCGTGGTCGATTGCAAGTCGAGAACCGAGGTAAACCCGAAACGGTTCTTCCATGTCATCAGCCCGCGCTGGCCCAGCGTGTCCACACTGGTAAAGACCGTTGCGCCTGCATCAGAAAGCAGGGTCGTGAAGCCCGTGTTTACCGCGCTGTCAGTGTAAGCAACCGTCGTGTTTGCCGCTGCAAGCGATGTCGTGCCGAACGTGAACGCGCCGTCTGATTTAGTGGCTGTCACGTAGCCGATGCGAACGCGCGTGGTGACAACCGTGGGCAAAGCAGCCGCCGCCGCCGATGCGCTGGCATAGCCCGTAGCATTGGCTGGCGCTTCGATTGCCGTGATGGTCCCGGCAGCGTCGATGTCCAGCGCAACCGCGCCGAACAGGCCAAGCGGGACCACATCATTGCCCGGCGCCGTACCAGCCGCAACCGCCGTCTTGTTATAGACCGTTCCAGCTATCGAATAGCTGAACGCGCCGGTTGCGACGTTTGCAGGCGTGGAGCCAATAGCGAGGTTTGGGTCAACCGTGACGCCGTCAGATGCGCGCCTGATATACGTCCCGTCAGACACATAGGGCTGGCCGTTGAAAAGCCCAAAGCCCTCGGTTTCCGTGAATGCGAAATCGCCACGATCTGTCCCGCTGATGGTCCCGGTCAGGCTGCTTGTCGTGTTGGTGGATGGCGCAAACGTCGATAGCGTCGTCCCCTGCGCGATCAGCACATTGCCCGAGGCGTGGCCGTCAGCCTGCCACATGCCACGGCACGCGCCAGCGAAGTCCGCACGCTGGAGACTGCCAGGCGCTTCGATCAGCACATTCTCGCGTTGCGGGTCGTTCGGATGCGGCTCGCGATAGACGTTGTGGCACTTCTTCTCGGCAAGCCCCGTGACAACAGCAGAGGCTGCGGACGTCGCCATCGGCACGCGCATCAGAAGTATTCCGCCCGCGTCGGCTTGTTGAACCGCTCGCCGCTGGACACCAGACGCCGCAGGTTGCGTTCCGCCGTCGGCTCGTAAGTCTGACGGAACGATGCGGCTTGCCCGCCGTCCATGTAGTCGTCAGCCGCATGGCAGGCGACATACATGGCGAGGTCTTCCAGCATCGACTGCGGGCAAGCGCTGTCGGACCAGTAGGCAATGCCAAGGTCGCGCAGCTTCTCGTTGACGCTGGCAATCAGCCCCTCGATCAGCGCGGTGTCCTCGGCTTCCGCCGTCTCGCCTGCCTGAAGCACCTTGAGCTTTTGCAGCACGCGGTTGCGCAGTTCGGCAAGGGTCGCGTCAGCCATTGACCACCTCGCCCTCGATCACTTGCATCGGTTCGCGTGTCGCGCCCTGAAGCGCCGCGCGCAGCCGTTCGATGCCCCAGCGCTTGTCATAGTTCGCGCCGAGGTCGTCCAGTTGCTGCTTGATGATGGCGCGCTCGTCCTGTTCCCGTGAGCCTTTCGGCTCCGGCGCATCCTGCGGAACTTCCGTAAAATACGGATGGTTCCGCAGTTTGTTGACCTGCCAGGGCAACAGGTGCCCGACATCAACAGGTGCGCCAGCCGAAAACGTGACGCCGTAGAGGGAGGCGAACTCGTCGCCCCCCTCATCGTCACCTTTCCAGATGAAGGCCGTCATTAAACGGCCAGCGTCGGATCGACCACGTAGTACACGACGAGCGAAATTGTGCCCGTGTGGCCTGCGTTGCCAGCCACGTTGGCTTCGACTTGCAGCTTTGTCTTCTTCGTGAAGAACGGCAGCACGCCAGTGGCGAGAATGCCGCTCAGCGGGTACATGAGGCCCGCAACCGGCGACACGTTGCCAAGGGCAAACGCGTCACCCGTCAGCACGCCGAGATTGCCGAGCCCGTCAGGGTCAGCAGCATCATACGTGCCAGAGCCGCCGTTAGCGGCCCAGCCGAGGTCCATGTCCAGCGTCTCCGTGCCGGTATCAAGGTCGGCGCCGTAGAACATGCCTCCGACGACAACCGCCCCGGCCGGAACCCAGCACATCTCGAAGATGTCGCCATCTTCGACCGCAGCCCCGATTGTGTAGGAGCCGTAAGCGCACTGGAGAACGCCAGCCAGGGAAGGACCCGCAATCGGGAAGCCTGTTGCACCGCGCGTAGCGGTGAGTGTTTCAGCAACCATTGGTAATGCTCCTTACGAGTCGGCGGCGGCTGCGAAGAAGCACGACACCATGCCGTGTTGCTTGCCGTTGTATGCGAGTTTCTTGACGCCAAGCAGTTCCTCGATGGCGACACCAGGGCGGAACTTGTAGTCCTTGTCCATGTCGCTGCGCGGGGTCGGCTCTTGACCCCATGCGATGCCGACAGCCTGCGCGCCGCACAGGAACACCGGACGGACGTCCGTCGTTCCAGAAGCGCCGGCGTTGGTCAGGTTGTAGGTTCCGGTCGATGCGATGTCGTCGATCTCCGGGACTTCGCGATGGATGATCCCGTCATAGAGCAGGTCGCCGTCCTGAAAGATTGGGTTGTCGTCCATGCCAGAGCCTTCACGCGAGCGAGCCTCACGGTTCGCTTGCGTCATCGTGGTGTCGGCCTTCAGGTCGCGGAACGTCCGCGCCCCGTGGAACGCCACGTAGTATTCCCGGCCGTCCGCTGTCTTGTACGGGCGGATATGGGGGTCAGCCGACTTGGCGATGCGCTTGCCAAGCGACATCGACGCAACCGTGCATTTGTCGTCGGTCGTGTCGAGCGTTGCCGTGGCGGTTGCCCAAGTCGCGGAGTAGTTCGACTTGAGCTTGCCGAACAACAGGCGGTCAGCGTTCGCAGCCGCGTAAGCGTTGCGGTTCGCAGCTGACGAGCTTGCAAGCGTGACAGTCGTGTCGCCAGTCGTGACAGCCGACAGCATAGCCGTGATGACATCGTCACGCAGCTTCTCCGCTTCCCACTGGCGCAGCATGTCCTTCGCAGCGCCGTACAGGTCAATCTCGGTCTTGTAGCTGGTCGATTTCGGCACGCGCACGCCGTTCCTGCGCCAATCGACGGAGATTGCGCAGTTGTAGTTGCCGAGTTCTTCCTCGGCGCCGTCGAGCATGGTTGCCCCGCTCACGCCCTGGCCGACCAGTTTCGTGATCAGCGGGATGTTGATGGTCTTTCCCGCTTCTTCCTGAAGCTCGTACTTGGCGATGATGATGGATGACGACGAGCGGCCCATGTACGGCTTGAAGCCGGACGCGCGGACATACTCAGCGTAGTATTGGCTGATCCACTTCTGTTTCTCAGAAGCAGAAGCCAGCATGACTTCTGACATTGGTTATCCTCTGAATAGGTTATCGAAAGCGTTGCCCGGTCCCGTAGGAACCGCGCCTGCTCTCGCTGCCGCTGGTCTTCCGACCACACTCGGCGGGGGTTGCTGTGACGATGGGGCCGGCTGGACGCCTTGGCCCTGAAGTTCAGCCAGTACCTGCGCGCGGATCTTCTCGGCCTCAGACTTGCGCCACGCTTCCGGGTCTTGCCCGATCTCTGACATCAGCTTGTGCTGGCGGTGCCATTTGACGACAAAGTCGTATGGATGGATCTGGCCTTGCAATTGCTGTTGCAGCATCGGGTTCTGACCGACAGCGGCCAGGAATGCCTTCTGCGCCTCGCTCACGATTTCCTCGCCATGGCTCTGTCGCGCCATCAGTTCGGATGTGTTCAGACGTTCGTTGAAGGCGATGCGCTGCTGTTCAGCGAGCGCGTACTGGATGATCCCCGAAGGGTCAGTCGGTATCTGCTCGGGCTGTTGCGGTTGCTGGTAGCGTTGGAGCTGTTGCTCAAGGTCTATCCGCTTGGCAGTCTCGGCTTGTCGTTTGTCGCGCTCGTCTAGAAGCGCGGAGATGGGGACGAAACGCCCTGTTTCCGGATCACGCGCCCTGCCATCGCCTTGCGGCTCGGGTTCGGGTGCGGCTGGCTTCTCGGCTTCGATGACCGGAGCGGATGGCTCAGGCGCAGGCGTTGCCGGTTCTTCAGCGTCCAGAAAGTTCAGCTTTTCATCGCTCATCGTTCGACCTTTCGTCGTCGTCACGCAATCGCCCGAAACAGCGGCGTCCTGTTTGACGCCCGATTGACCCCGGCGGCGGGTACGAAAAAACCCGCCTGATCAGGGCGGGTCACTCATCTCGAATTGTTGCGAAGCGTTACGCCGCCATCAGCAGCATAATCGCCTCGTCCTCGTCTTCCTGTTCAGCCTCGGCCTGTTGCCGCGCGAGCTGTTGAAGCGCACTCGCAAGCTGCGCCTGCGTCCGTGCGATTGCCGCGTCCTGGCGCGCAAAAACGTCTTGCGGCGCGGGAATCGGCGGGATTGCCGGCCGTGGCGTTGGCGGTTGCCAATCGTCCCCGAAGTCCTTGGAGACGGGCTCAGGCTGCTTCTTCTTGCGCTTCTTGTAGTAGTAGGGGTCTTCAGCAACGCCGCCGCTCTTCGAGCCGCTGGACAGCCCGTTATCAACTGTCGGCGCGTGGCCGGTGATGACGAGCGCGCCCGTTCCCGGCGTCACGCTGACGCTGGTCGGAACCGTAACCGTGGGCGGGTAGCCCTGAAGGACCAGCGCGCCAGTTCCAGGCGATGCTGTGACGCTCGTTCCAACTGAAACTGTCGGAGCGAACCCCGTCAGCACCAGCGTGTCTATGCCGGGGCTGACCGTGGAACTTGCGCTG